TGTTGTGTATTCGATCCACGACGGTTGTTTTCCTAATGACTGGTATACGTGTTGGTAGTTTTCGGTAGTTTCCGTACTCCATGCGGCTGCTTCTTCTGCGATTAGTTCTTGGAATCCAATTGCGTCTAATGTTGGTTTATGGAAGTCATCCATAGTCTCTAATCTTGTCCACCATTTGTTGCCTTGACTATAATCTATTCGAGGTGTAATCGACCCTAAAGCCATGATCATACTCGGTTCTGTGCATTTGATTTTCAAGCCCCTTCCGGATTTGTACATAGTTGCAGTTCCTCGCCCGGCAAGTGTTCCTAATGGCTCTTCATCTGTCGCTGCGTTTGATACGATTTCGTCGAATGCGATTTCGCTCTGCATTCCGCCGCAGAATATAGGAGATTCGGGTAGTGTTGCGCTTCTGATTCCGTATGTTGCTTCTCTCCATGCTTGGTATGTACCGTCTGTAATGGCTACGCGGTTTAGCATGTTGAATATTTTTTTCTGGAGAATTAGAGCGTCCATAGTAAGTTTTCCGTCGCTTACGTCTACCGCTGTAATTGCGTTGATTCCCCCCGTTGTCCCGTCGATCCATTCGGTGTTTAGCCAATTGTTGAATCTGTCGCTAAGGTATGTTTTTACTGCTAATCCCGCTTGTGAAAACCACGACAATGAACTGGTATATGTTTTCTCGCGATTGTAGTTTGGTAGGTCCATGGGTCCCGTTGCAGCTCCGTATGGCAGGGTTTTATTGTTTACTATGTATGGTGAGGTGCTCGGTGCCGCCAGGATTTTGGTCCGTTCATCGTCGATGTTTTTTAATGGAAATGGTGTTAATTTGATTTTTTGGTTGTCCGGCATTGTTAACGGGTGTCTTCCGGCTGGGCTTATTTGGTATGCAAGTTTGATGGCTTTTTTGATTTTATACATGTAAATGTTGGTCGCCTTTTTCGGGTTATCTGGTTCCTTGATTCCCGGTGCGTTTGGATCTGTTCGTTCGAATATGAAAGTGTCTCCGAGTTTTGTCAGGCCGTTACTCTCTATTGTTGGTATGTACGGGTTATTTGTCATGAGTTGTATCTCATTGACTTCTTCGGGTGAGACATTTTCCTCGAATTCCAGTTTGATGTACTGCGGTTTTTCAGCTGTTGGCGTAACATTGTATTGCTCGGCTGAGTTGGTGAGCCATGTCTTGGTCCAGGTGTACCCGTCTCCTACGGCGATTTTTTTCCAAATACGGCCCTCTCCGGTGATTACATATGCGTTTTCTTCTTGTTTATTGGCATAGTAGTTTTTGAATGTGTCCCAGTATGCCAGATTGAATATCGCGGGAAATCTTCGGAGGTATTGATTAACCTCAGAGTGTCCGAATCCCTTTATTCCCAGGTATGAGAGTAGTGAGCTCGGGTTGACTTGCCCTCTATTGGTATCGTCTTCATAGATTGATGTATTAGCTGAATACACTTCAAAACATGGTAGTAATACTTTACTCATGTTTAAGCCCACGCCCAAGGCATTATTATGCAATGCCGCTATGTAGAGCCTGATCGGAATTACGAACACGTCGATTTGGTGTTTGAAGCTTCCGAATACAGGTCCGGTTGTTGGCAAAGTTTTTACTTTTGTTGTGATGTCGATGTAGAACGTCGTTCCATCCAAACCTATTTGACACCAATAGGGAACGATCGTGCCGCATGCTTGTGATGTTCGGATTATTTTTCCGACGTTGTGCGATGATCTGCCGAAATTGGGCAGATATACCTCCATTTTGTTTTCGCTCCGGAGTCTGTCTCCTCCTAATGTTTTTTTCATGGCTTATTTTTCTTGAGTGTTTATCATTTGGTTATTTACGTGTGAGATGAATATAAATGCCGCGGTTAAGATGTCATCCCATGTTTTTTCAGATAGATGTTTTTCGGCGTCCTCTTTGGTGTCGAATTCTTTCCCGTTTACGAGTGCCCCGCATGTTGTGATTACCCATTTGTTTTTTTTGTTGCGAATTAGTACGAACGGCCCCTCTTTTGATACCGCTCTTTCTTCGATTTCGAGGTTTACGTTTTTGATTTCCTCTTCTTTTTTCTGGCTTTCAGCGAGTAGCTGATTTCTGAATTTCTTGTCCATGTTACTTGATTTTTGTTGATGTTGATACTTCGATTGTGTCGATTTTGATGCCGCTTGCTTTGAGATGATGTTTGTGAGTACATCCTTGTTCCATGATCACAGCGGCCGCGGCGCCAATTGCGGCTGCTGCTACCGCGATCCATTTTACGATTTTCTTTACTTTTTCATTCATAGGTTTAGTGATAATTGAATGTTGGTGTTTTTGATCATTACGATTCTTCTGATAGTAGGTTGATACAGTTTTTTTCTTTCATCGTATTCCCAGTCAGTTACTTCGTAGAAGCTTATGCCGGTTCTTTGTACTTTTTGAGCGATTACGCGCTCTTTGTCGTATAGCTCTCCGTCTTCTGTTACGTAATATGTTCCTTCGTATTTGAAGTTTCGTCGAGATACCCTTTCGGCGCCGATTAGCTTTATTAGGTTGCTTGATCTGTTTCCGATGTCTCCTCTGCCTCTGTTGGTATCAGTATTTTGTTTCGTATTAATATGTTTTCCAACTTTTTGATTGCAATCTCTGTTTTCCATAGTTCACGAGTTAGTTGTGTTTTATTTATGATCAAGTCTGCATATCCTTTGCATATTTCATTTTTTTCTCTTTCCGTCATATTTTTTGATTGATTGCCAGTATTTTACTGCGTTTACATACTCTTTATATTGTTCTATTGTTTCTACTTTGATAGGAGTTTTGTTGTAGTACTTTGTTTGCTTCTTTTCCTTTATGATTCGGAGGGCTTCGCGTTCTTGATCTGTCCATATTTTTTGTTTGTAATATGTTGGTAGTGCGACTTTTATTCCTGATCCTGTTTTGTATGTTTCTTCCGTGAATCTATCTTGATATTTATGCCTGTCGAGTGTGTTTTTGTTTATGTAGCTTAATCCGATTTTTTTTGATGTGAATATTTTTCCGTTGAATTCGGGGTTGTTTTCGTCTTTTTTCGTTACGTATTTTATGATGTAGTTTATTGTTTTTTCACTTATTTCATACCCGAAGAATATCCAGCCGTACCCCCATTCTTTTTCAAATTGTTCTTCTGTTAGTTCTGTCCATATAATGCCGTGTAGATGTATTCTCTTGGTATTGTCATGTCCCATTTCTGTGATTAACCAGTGTCTGAGTGGTTTTTTATATTTTTTCCACCATCGTTTTCTAAATAGGCTAATTGCTTTTTGAGGAGCTTTGTTCGGTTCTTTTTCGTCATATTCTAATTTTTTTAAACTCTCTTCGGAGAATGTCAGTGTTGCAAATATAATGTTTTTGGGATTGGATTTTATTTCTTCCATTAATCTTACCCTCCATTCATTTGCTTTTGCGCGTCTGCATTCTTCGCAGTGTCCGCATGGAATTTGAATCCATCTTAGGCGGTAGTCTCTTATTCTTTTCCTGTTTTCATTCGATTTGGCGTACTTTGGATTCTCGATGGTACTTGGATATAAACACATTGGTTTTATTTGAAATTTTCCCCCTTAAAATCATTTTTCTCTCACCATTTTGTTGTTACAGTTTTATCCACTCCTTTGAATTGCATTTCTGGATCGTAATGCTGTGTTACTGTTGTTGAGTTCCTGGGGGGTGTTTCGCTCATCCTTTTTTCCGTGTATTCTCTGATCAGTTTTCCTGTTTTTCCTCCGATCGTCAAATTTCCTACCACTTGTGCCAGCTTGATGATCGTGTTTGCTATCTCGGTCCAGTATTGAAGTTCTCGTAGTTCTGCGGTTGCTTCTTCGGTCCTTTTTTTCACTTCGAGCATTTTTGCTTCTGCTTTCTGGGTCTCGCCAGCTGCATAATAGTATGCCGCTTGAGCCATTCCGCTACATGCATCCGCGTTTATCTTTCTGATCTCTGCTGATAGTTTTTGATCTGCGTATATGCTTTCTAAGGTTTTGATCGCCGCCGTTCCCTCGAGGATTTGTTTTTCAGCTGCCATCATATCGCCCTGGAATGATTCTTCTCCGAATACGATTTTGCCGAATTTGTCATCCTCTATTTCGAAGTATTTAGGTATTTCAATTTCCTTGCCGTCGATTGTTGTTTTTTCTGTTGGTTGCCATTTTACCATTTGATCCCATAGTTGGTTTGCTGTGTTGATGAAGCCTGTCCATCCTTTAAACATTTCTTGCTTTACTTCCCATATTCTTTTGTCGATTATTGATTGGGTTTCCTCTTTGTTTTTACCTGCTTCTGCTTTGAGTGCGTCTGCTTGGGTATTGAGTAGATTGATTTCCGCTTCGTTCTTTCGCTCGCTCATTCGCACCTGTCGTAGTGACATCAATGCTTGCAGTTGTGCATTAGGATCGGCCGCTGATCCTGCACCGGCAGCACCCGTTGCTCCCATGGGGGCACCTGTCGTCGATCCTGACCCCCCACCGCTGGCTCCACCTCCGCCATACATTAGGCCCGGAGACAATCCTGCTGCATCCATTTGTGCGACTTTGTTAGCGTAGCTTTGGTCTTGGTAGGTTCTGTTGTATAATACTTGTTGCCTTTCGAACGCATTCTCTGCCGCCATTTCTCCGTATTTGTAGTTTATTCGAGCCGCGTTCTCCACCATTTCTTTCTGCTGCCGTATCTGTTTTTTTCTGCCTATGCCAAGCATATTGAGGATTCCTGATGCGCTGCCTATGGTTCCTGCGAGAGGGTTTGCAAGGCTTTCTCCTTTTTCGAGTAATTTTAATAGATCTTCGAAGTTCATTTTTCGTTCTTTTTTTAAAAAGAATTTATACCTATGTTCTTGTTATATATGTATAAACGTCTACCGCCCTGTGCTACATGTATTTATGAGGGTAAAAGAGGGGGGCGGAAATATTCCCCCCTCTTTGAGTTCTGGTAGAGCTTTATACGACTGCTTTAGCTCTTTTCGGGATCGGTTTTTACTTTTGTCCCGAAATCTTTCACGGCTTCGGTTTCCCCCTTGCTTTTTGCGACTTGGTTTGCTGTGCTTTGATTGATTTTATCTATTGCGTCTATCGCCACCTCGAATCGATCTGTCCTTATGTCGAATTCGGGTTGTACTCCATCTTTCTTTTCCGTGTAGATTGTTGGAAATACTCCATCTTCCATGTCATTGGATTCTCCGTTGATTATTTTTCTTAGTTTTATTTCTCTTGGTTCTGCTTGATACGTGAGATTCGGATTATTGATACATCCTTTTCTGCTTTTTGCTGTTTTCATGGTATTATAAATTTGGAATTTGTTTTGCTGACATTACTCGGCGCGCTGTTACATCAAATGCTACTTGTACCCAGAAGTTTTGCGAGCTTAGTCTCGATTCTGCGAATATATTGTTATATATTGTCGGATCGATGTACGTCGACGGGTTAGAAATTGTTCTTTTTGTATTTTCTTCGTATACCCTGTTCAGGCACATGAACGCTAAAGGCATTCCCGCGGCAAATTCGCCGTATGTTTCGTTTACGTCTGTTGTGTATTCGATCCACGACGGTTGTTTTCCTAATGACTGGTATACGTGTTGGTAGTTTTCGGTAGTTTCCGTACTCCATGCGGCTGCTTCTTCTGC